ACAATTTGTCAAACCCAAAGCAAGTAAAGCGATCATTATAACTTTCATCATATATTTATTTACTTCCTTCTTTTATTATTTCGATAGATTTATCTACCATTTTGGTCACATTGACCTTGTCATTAAAATCACTCCAATGTACTGTAATGACTACAATACAAGCCACTATTAAAAGTAGTTTTGTCATTATTGTTTCTCCCAAACACCTTTTTCATTTAAACAAAGCATACCAGGCGTCTTAAAAGGATGATTTGGTCTTGCATACGGTCTGCAATAAGCAGGCATCGTAATTCCTGAATAGTAAAACTGAGCAAATAGTTCCCAATAATTGGGACCATCATATCCATCTTTACATACTAATTTTTCTTCTTTAATTGTCTTAACAACTCCGTTTGATTCTGTATTTGTAATAGTAACCTTTATCATACAAGGGTTTTCATTTAACCACTTTGATTTAGGTTCTTCTGCACTTACAATACTTGCTACAAGTAATAGTGATATTAAAACTACTGTATAAAAATGATATGTTTTCATTATTGAATATACCATCTTCCGTCAGGCATTTGACAAGCAACACCAAATTCATTTTCTCTTTGTATAGAATACAAAGGCCAACTTCTCTCAATACTAATTACTGATTCATAATCACTACACTTAACACCCTTAACAAGGTAAGTTCTATTAACTGTAATTGATCCCCAATTACCAGTGGTTTGACTTCCCCAGGATACATGACTTCTTTTACCTGGATTTGTATTTAAAGTATCTACAAATACTGCCTTGTGTATATTCATATCATCATTATAAAACATACTAGCACCAAGCCAGGCGCCTGCTACTGTACAAGCAGCCGTCAATGCGACACCTGTACTCAACATACTATGACAAGTACCGTAACCTGCTGTTGCACCTATAACACTACTCATATGAGATTTTGTGACAGTACTACAATTAGTAAGTAAAATCAAACTAATAATTAATAATATTTTTTTCATCATTTACCTATGTTCTTAATATTTTCTTTTGATATAACTTGATAACCGCCTTTGTTATATGCTGGGGCGATTGTAAACTTTCTGGACTCTTGTAGTCGCCAGTTGTTTGATGGTATAGTAGTGGTGCCCCTTGTCCGATTTGAACAGACCACCTGCTGATTACAAATCAGCTGCTCTACCGAATGAGCTAAAGGGGCAGATTTTTTATATCTACGCTTCATTTTACCTTTTGAATCAAACTTGAAACCTAAACTTTTTAGAAATTTAATGTGATCTATTAATGCTGAGAGATAACTCTTGGTAGGTTTTTTTCTTTGTAATCTACGAATGGCGCCACTTGAATTTTTAGTATAAATCATTGAAGTCATTATAATATTATAACATTAATTGACATAAAAGTCAAGCATTATTGTTGAAATAGAGGTCCTAGTATGATTGATATTAACATAATTGGTACTACGATTGATAGCGGCCAAAACTCCCAGAAGTCTTTCCAACCAAAGTCTTCTTGTTTCTTTTGTTTTTTAATATTTCTTTTGATTTCTCTCATTAGATTATTGATAGGTTCGCCTTTTTGAAAGTTAGGAAACCCCATATCATTTAACATCCCAACTTGATTGTAAACTTCTGATAAGGTTTTCTTGTTTAGTTCTACTGTTATTTTACTCATATAAGTTTTGCCAATATAACTACCTGAAGACATAGTATCGCAACTGGAATTATAGTTCTAATCAATTCCATTGTGTGGTTGTATTCATCTAGTTTTCTTTCTAATTTATTTCTTTTCATTATATACACTCTTTATTTTTATAATCATCACTTTGAAGTGAACATTTGTATTGTTTATCTAGTTCTAATCTTAACTGTGCTGATATACTATCTAATATATTTGGCATATTTTGTAATAATATACTTGTCATTTCGATTGAGAATTTGTGCATTAGAGCAGCCAATTCATTAGTCATTACTTCGGCATGATCCATATCATTACCTTGAATTACTTGTGTGATAACATGACCAATAATAGCTGAAGTCTTTTCATCTGCCTTAGCGACAGATGATAGACCGAACCACAACAAGGTATTAAGAATTATTATTAAAGCAAAAAACTTCTTCATTACTGCTTTCTCTTTTCGGCAGCAATTCTAAGTTCTTCTGCTTCTCTTTCTGCAATCATTCTAGTCATTGCACTAAAAGGATTAACACTTGAATATTCTCTAATAAGATTTGAAAATTGTTTTAAATTGATTTTGATGTTTCTAAAAACATGAGGGTTCTTCTGTTTCATTTCTTTTAAATCTACTAGATATTTGACTTTCTCGTCATTAGATTTCAGTTTCTTAAACTGTTCGTGCATAATTTCTTTAGTCATTTCCATAATGTATCCTTTGTAAGTTATTAAGTGTATATACTATCATACTTTTAACGCAAAGTCAAGCGTTAATTTAGTCTTTTATCGTTGTAGGATAACACTTTCTTTTTAGTCAACTGTGGGTTGAAGTCTTTTCTCAATGATTGTCTATCATATTGTTGACCGTAATCTGTCCACATCTTCTTATCATCTGCTTCAGCAACATCACCAAATACATCTTTGTAAGATTGATAATATTGTTTCTGATCTATAAGTTCAACTCTACTGACATTAACATAGTTAGTAGCAGTTTCTTTGTAATTCCAATCTAAAAACTTAACTATCTTTAGCTTCGTCTTATCATTGAATTTAGATTTATATTTAACAGGTACATTTCTGTAAACTGTTTCGTATGAATAAAAGAATTGTCCTTGATGTTCAGGATCCATATACTCTCTTAAATAACACACGTTAAAGGTTTTGTTGTTTTTTGTCATAATGTATATCCTCGTTCAGTTATTGTTGTAGTTGTAGTTTATAGTTGTTAATAATTTTATTAATAGCATTCTTCATATTGATATCAATCATCTTTGTAAGAGTACTATCAACTTCAATTTCTTCTTTGATCTTTTTGTTGATCTTGTTAATTTGACTATAGGCAATGTTTCTAACTATAGCAAGTGTCATGTTATTCATAATGTTATCCTTTGTTTTTTTCATAATATAGATATATTATACCACATTTAAGGGTAAAAGTCAAGCACTAAAAAGGCGCATGGAATGGGGGTTTTTGGGTGATTATGTTCTTATTTTGTTCTTTTTCTGCCCATATAATGAGCACCTGGTTCATAGTTCCATCTTTTGCCGTGGTGACCTCGTAGGTCTGCCCACCACATTCTTAATCGGACTATAATTTTTCTTACTGGCAGAGCCATAATCACCTAATCGTGTTGTGAAGTTTGAGATATCAAATCAAATTTCGGTTCGTATTATTTCTATTTAGACAAATTAAAATTTCAACATCTTTTTCAGCGATTCTCTCAAAATTTTAGAACCTCCGATACGGACATTTATGATACCGTTATAGTAATCGTCAACTTCAAGTACTTTTCTTTCAAACTGTTCTTTTGCTTCTAGGTAACTTGCTACACCTCTACTAGCACAATAATATAGTATCTGTCTAGTAAATTTATCTTCGCCGTGCTTCTCTACATCAGCGGTCAATCTCTCAGAAGAACCCCAATAGGTTTTCCAGTCACTTTCCTTTGTGCCTCTTCTCTTATTCTTTCGACCTTTGAGTGGTTTCTTTGTGGTTTTGAATTTTGCTAACTTCTTACCTACATACATCATACCATTCGTAGTATTTGTTATTAAATATACAAATGCTTCACAATCTTTAGGGAGTTCTTTTACTTCTTTATCTCTATATAACCAATTAGTTCCAGTCTTCATACCTATCCTCTACATGACTAATTACATCCTCTTCAATTTCGTTTTCATGACCACAGAAAGGACAAAACTTCTCTATGTAATCTTCTTCAGGAAGATCATGTTTAATATCATAGAGAGCACCACAGTTAGTACAGGTCTTTTTTTCTACTTCTATATCCATTACAGTTTAAATCCTTTAAAGCTATCTTTTTCTAAATCTTGTTTAATACCACCAACCACATAACTTTCTATTTCAGTTTCTTGTGGGGCATTCTGTAATCCACGACTATTTAACCAATGTTGTGTCCAAGGTAATGGGTTATTGGTTACTGGATAATCGTATTGAGCAGTTAATCCTATTGCTCTTAATCTTTTGTTTGCCATAAACTCAACATATTGATTTAATAGTTTATCATTTAAACCAATCATTGAACCTTCTCTAAATAAATATTTTGCCCAATCTTTCTCTTGTTGAACTGCCTCATCATACATCTTATAAACTTCATCCTCATTATCTCTTATGATCTTTAACATCTCCTTATCGTTTTCTTTCTTACGATAGTTGTTAATCATATTTTGAGATATAGCTAAATGTAGATTTTCATCCCTTGCAATTAAAGATATAATCTTAGCACTACCTTCCATAAGTTTAAGTTCGCCAAATGCAAATGAACAGGCAAATGATACATAAAATCTTATACCCTCTAGTATATTAACATTAATCAATGTAAGGTATAGAAGTCTTTTAAGTTCTTTTATATCACCTTTACCTGTTAGATAATATTTGTGAGCATAGTCTATAAATTTATCATATGACTCGGTAACTGTTTTTGCTCTTGCCATGATCTCTGGTGTATCAATGATGGTATCTAATACTTCCGTAGGGTCTGAATAGATGTTTTTCATTATGTAAGTATATGATCTACTGTGTATTGTTTCACTAAAGTCCCATGCAACTAATAAAGATTCTAATTCAGGTAGGCTACAAAAAGGTAAAAATGCTAGACAAGGACCACGACCTTGTACACTATCTAATAATGTTTGATACTTTAGATTAGATGTAAAGATATGTTTTTGTTGTTCAGATAGAGATTGATAATCGTTTCTATCTTTCTGTAAAGAAACCTCTTCAGGTCTCCAGAAGAATCCTAGTTGTTGTTGATTCAACCTCTCAAATACAGGATATTTCTGTTGATCGAACCTTTGAACATTTGGCTCCTCACCAAAAAACATGGGTTGTTTCAACCAATCTACTTTTTTTGTATTAAATGTTTTCATTTTTTGCCTTTAATCTTTTCTTAATACTATTTTTTAAGTCATCACTAAAAGAGTTTAAATATCCATCATTCGTCTGACATAGGACACCATGGTAATGGTTCCAACTCATCTTGTAATCTTTCTGATTCAGTTTTTTTTCTTTCTTTAGTTTGTCTGTTTGCTTCTTTTCTACACTCATCTAACTCTTTTTGTTCTTTGTTTGCCTTTTCTAAAAAATCTTTATATAGCGCAAGCGTCACAATTTTCTTCGTCATCCTCTTTTGTTTCCTTTGGTGTTTCTTCTACACCATCATGCCAACCTACAGGATGTACAGGTTCATCTATATCAGATTTTGCGTCATATGTATTCTGATAATAAGCTGTCTTCCATCCTAGTTTATATGTTGTCAATAAGTCTTGTGCCATAACCGATAAAGGCACTTCATTATCTTTGTAGTTTTCTGGATTATAACTCCAGTTACCACTAATTGCTTGGTCGAAATACTTTTGCATAACAGCGACAATATTAATGTATCCCTCGTTACCTTTCATATCCCATAATAATGTATAAAAATTCTTTAGTCTGTTATAGTCAGGTACAATTTGTTTTAAAGGACCTTTCTTAGACTTCTTAACTGATAAGTAATCTCTTGGTGGTTCAATACCATTCGTTGCGTTTGATACAACGGAAGAAGACTCACTTGGCATTTGTGCCGATAATGTTGAGTGTCTTAATCCGTGTTCTTTAATTTCTTTTCTTAACCACTCCCAATCATAAGTAAGTTTTCTACTTACAATGTCATCTACTTCTTTTTTGTAAGTATCAATTGGTAGTATGCCATCACTATATTTAGTCTTTTCGAACCATGTACATTTAGTCTTTTCTTTTGCAAGATTATTACTTGCCTTTAATAGAAAGTATTGAAACGCTTCTGTTACTTTATCAACAATTTTTAATGCGGCTTTACTTTCATAACTTACTTGATTTTTAGCAAGGTAATGTGCAAGACCTATATAACCAATACCTAATGATCTTCTTGCCTGTGTAGAAATCTTAGCAGCCTCAACTGGATATTCTTGATAGTCTATAATCTCATCTAATGCTCTAACTGATAGATCGCATAACTCTTCCAATTCATCTATATCTGTCAGTAGACCTAAATTGATAGCAGATAGAATACATAGTGCAATCTCACCTTCTTTGTCGTCTATGTGTTGAATAGGTTTCGTAGGTAGTGTTATCTCCTGGCAATTGTGTACTAATACGCCATTAGCGAAAAAGTTATGGTTTTTCTCTACAGTTATATCATAAACTGGTATTTTGTTTTTTAAATGTTCTATTCTTAAAGCCATATTCTTTTTCCTTC